TGTTTTTAAGATACGATTATGAAGACCCTGATACACCAAGACCTGCAGCGTACTCTTTATCTGCAGCAGATATTGTGGCAGTTTATGGAAGTGCTACATATGGAACTGCAACATATGGTGGACAGACAGAGCCATTGTTAAGACAGTCTGTAGAGGGTTCAGGATTTACTGTTGCACTTAGAGTTAACGACAACGGAACTTCTGCACCATATGCGTTAAGAGGTTTTGGATTAGAATATCAAGTAGGAGCAAGAAGATAAATGGGAGCTACATACACTAGACAATCCACATTTACTGATGGAGACATAATAACTGCTGCTCATAGTAATGATGAGTTTAATCAGTTATTAGCAGCCTTTGCAGCGAGTACAGGACACACTCACGATGGTACGACTGCAGAAGGTGGTCCTATAACTAAATTACTTGGAACTGCAATCACAATAGGTGATGGCACTGCAGGTACAGATATAGCAGTTACATTTGATGGTGAATCAAATGATGGTGTTTTGACATGGAAAGAAGACGAGGATTATTTTGAATTTAGTGATGACATACTTATCGCTTCTACAGAGAAGTTACAGTTCAGAGATACAGCTATACACATCAGTTCAAGTACAGATGGACAATTAGATTTAGTAGCAGATGGTGCAGTTCTTGTAGATACTGCAGGTGATATAACTTTAGATGCAGATGGTGGAGATGTTGTACTTAAAGATGGTGGAACACAGTTTGCTTCTCTTACAAATACTAGTGGCAACTTAATAATTAAGTCAGGCACTACAACTGC